CCCTGACACCGGTAGCGGCCCCGCTGCTGCCGATGGCACACACTCGCACACGCTGCTTGAGCACTGCATCGACCGTGGCCTGATCGACCCGACCACGCAAGTCGGTGAAGTCTTTGCCGACCACGAGGGCGAGTTCAAGGTTGACGCTGACCGCGCTGCCCGGGTCAAGGTCGCCATCGACTACATCCGTGAGCGGTCCATGTCAGGCATGTTCAAGGTCATCTCCGAGGAGCGGGTGGACCCCAAGTGGCTGCTGGGTCGTGATGACCTGTCGGGCACCGTGGACTGCCAGATCATCGGCGATGACTGGATCGAATTGATCGACTACAAGGACGGCATGGGCGTGGTGAGCGCCGAAGGCAACATGCAGCTTGAGCAGTACGCCTACGGGGTGCTGGCAGGCTACAAGCTGCCCGTGAACGTCGAGTACCCGGTCAAGCGGATCATCATGACCATCATCCAGCCCAAGCTAACGCTGAAGGGCATGAAGGCCATCACCTCGTCGGAACGCGATGTGTGTGACATGCTCACCAGCATGGGTACAATCATCGTTCAGGCCGCAGCAACCGATGCACCGGATGCGCCGCTTATCCCGGGCGAAAGTCAATGTAAATTCTGCCGCGCCAAAGGCTCGTGCGCCGCGCTGGCAGGTAACGTAATGAAGGAGGTGGGAATCATGTTCCAGCCAGTCGTAACCCAAACGCTCGATGTCGCGCAGCAAAGCGCCGACAAAGACCCGGCAACTATGGACGATCAGCAGATTCGTCAGATCATGGAAGCCGCACCCCTGATGCGCCAACTCCTCGAAGCAGTGGAAAAAGAAGCCCTGCGTCGCATGGAAGCAGGCCAGTCCATTCCCGGCCTCAAGCTGGTCCACGGTCGTGGCTCCCGTGCTTGGGCGCTGCCCGAGGAGGAGATGGCCGAGAAGCTGGTGAAGATGGGCATCCCCAAGACCGCGATCTATGAAACCAAACTGGTGACCCCCGCCAAGGCCGAAAAGCTGACGTGGGAAAAGCGTGACGGCACCAAGGTGTCCCTTACCGACCGCCAGTTGAAGCGTCTGGATCAAGAGTATGTCGCCAAGATGGCTGGCAAACTCACCGTCGCCCCTGAATCTGACAGCCGCCCCGCTGTCATCACGAATGCTGCGCCGATGTTCAGCGCAGTCGAGGCAGCACCCGCTGCCGAATCCCTGCCCTCGTGGCTCTCGTAATCACTGAAAGGTAATCGTCATGTCTGAAATCATTTTCCTGTCCAACGTCCGTCTGTCTTTTCCCCACCTCGCTGAACCGCAGAAGCAGGTCAACGAGCAGACCGGCAAAGAGCGCATCTCGTACAACTGCGAGTTCATCATGCCGCAGGATCACGCTGGCTTCGCCCAGTTCATGCAACGCTACGGCGTGATGGCGCTGGAGAAGTGGAAGGAACACGCCCAGACCGTCATGGGCATGATCCAAGCGGATCGCAAGCTGCGCTGTTACGGTCGCGGCGAGGAGAAAGTCAACAAGAAGACCTTCCAGCCCTACGACGGCTACGCCGGTCATGTGTTCATCACCGCTGGCCGCGACTCGCAGCCGCAGATGATCCAAGCCGATGGCTCCCCCATCGACCCGACCAACACGATGGCCTACCAACAGCTTGCCCGCAAGATGTACGGCGGTTGCCGTGTCAACGCTGCCGTCAAGCCGTGGCTGCAAGAGAACAAGCACGGTCGTGGCATCCGTTGCGACCTGATCGCTGTCCAGTTCGCCGGTGATGACGCACCCTTCGGTGAAGGTGCTGTCGATGCGTCGAACCTGTTCGGGGCCGTGGCCGGTGCTCCTGCTGCCGCCCCGGGCTTCGCGCCTACCGGTATGCCCGGGTTCATGGGTCAGCAGCCTGCGATGCCCGCTGCACCGTTCCCCGGCGCTCCTGCTGGCCTGCCACCCTTCATGACTGGAGGCCAATGATGAAACTTGATCTGGAACCCAACGAGATCAACGTCATCATGCAGCATCTGGAAGCGGGTCAGTTTCGCACTGTTGCCGCAGTCCTGATGAAAATTCAGGCACAGGTCATGGCTCAACAAGCGCAACCTGACGCACCCGAAGACACTGCTGCTGGCGGGACTGACTGACAGAATAGGGGCCGCTGCCACTGGGGGTTCCCGGTGGACCGGACCAGCGGCCCCACCTACCTGAGTAATCGTAATGAGTAACGACTATGTGTTCGACATCGAGACATACCCCAACGTCTTCACGCTGGCGGTGGAACATGCAGATGCACCGCTGCGCTGGATGTTCGAGATCAGCGACTGGCGCAACGACTCCCGTGAGATCGTTACGTTCCTTCAGTTCCTGAAAGAGACTGACGCCCGCATGGTGGGCTTCAACAACCTTGGGTTCGACTACCCGGTAGTCCACACCCTGATCCGCATGGGTCACAGTGACGCCAACACGCTGTACCAGAAAGCGATGGCAATCATCGGATCGCAGGATGAAGACGGCAGCAAGTGGATGCACCTCGTCAAGCCCAGCGACCAGTTCGTGACGCAGCTTGACCTGTTCAAGATTCATCACTTCGACAACAAGGCCCGCGCCACCAGCCTCAAAGTGCTGGAGTTCAACATGCGGGCCGACAGCATTGAAGACTTGCCGTTCAAGGTGGGAACCACGCTTACCCGTGAGCAGGTCGATGTGCTCAAGAAGTACAACCAGCACGACGTGAGCATGACCAAGGCGTTCTATCACAAGAGCCTTGACATGATCCATTTCCGCGAGGAGTTGACGCGCAAGTACGCCCGCGACTTCATGAACCACAACGACACCAAGATCGGCAAAGACTACTTCGTCATGAAACTGGAAGAAGCCGGTGTGTCGTGCTACGACTACTCCGACAAGGGTCGCACTCCTCGGCAGACCAAGCGCCCAGTGATTCATCTCAAGGATGCCATCCTGCCGTGGATCAGCTTCGAGCAGCCCGAGTTCAACCGGGTGCTCCAGTGGCTCAAGGCCCAGTCGATCACCGAAACCAAAGGGGTCTTCACGGACCTCACCGCGACCGTCAATGGATTCACTTTTGTCTTCGGCCTTGGAGGAATCCACGGCTCCGTTGAATCGGAGGTTATCGAGTCAGACGCTGAACACGTCATTGTGGACCTCGATGTCACTTCGTACTATCCAAACTTGGCAATCACGAATGGGTTTCACCCGGCCCATCTCGGCAAAGAGTTTGTCAGCATCTACAAGCACCTGTTCGAGCAGCGCAAGCAGTACCCCAAGAAGTCCGCAGAATCGGCCATGTTGAAGCTGGCGCTCAACGGGGTGTACGGTGACAGCAACAACCAGTTCAGCGTGTTCTACGACCCGCTGTACACCATGACCATCACGCTCAACGGCCAACTGCTGCTGTGCCTGCTGGCCGAGGGGCTGATGACGATCCCCGGGCTGCGCCTGATTCAAGTGAACACCGATGGCCTGACCGTGCTGGTGCCGCGCAGCCACAAGATCATGGTCGATCTGGCCCGCATGGCGTGGCAGGAGCGCACTGGCCTAAACCTCGAAGAAGCCATCTACAAGGCCATGATGATCCGCGATGTGAACAACTACATCGGCGTGTTCGAGGATGGCAGCACCAAGCGCAAGGGTGCCTACGAGTACAAGATGGGCTGGCACCAGAACGCCGGTGGTCTGGTGGTCGCCAAAGTGGCCGAAAAGGTGCTGGTCGAGGGTGCGCCGATCCGTCAGACCGTGCAGCAGTGGCCTGAGATCATGGACTTCATGTTGCGCACCAAGGTGCCCCGCAGCAGCTATCTGGCAATCGAGTGGGACGGTCAGCCGCCCCAGCAGTTGCAAAACATCACGCGCTACTACATCGCTGAAGGCGGTGGCCGACTGTTCAAGTGGATGCCCCCGCTCAAGGGTAAGCAGGAGTGGCGCAAGATTGGCGTCGAGAGTGGCTGGGGTGTCCAGCCATGCAACGACATCCGTGAGGCTGGCAAGCTGCCAGTTGACTTTGATTACTACGTCAGAGAAGTGGAGAAGCTATGTCTGGGTTTAGCCTAAGCACCAAGGTGCTGGAAGCCGGTGGACACATCGAGTCGCGGTGTCTGGTCAAGAACCTGCCCAACTTCACCGAGCAGTACGTCTTTGACAAGGAATCGCTGGAGCGGTTCATCGAGCAAATTAAGCAGGAGCAAAACAATGAAAGCGCGTGACATTCAAATTGGCGGTGACCACTACAAGAACATGGGCGTCGAGCCTTGGGATGTGGTGGACACATGGCCCATCGAGCAGCGCATCGGGTTCTATCGTGGCGGCGCTCTCAAGTACGTCATGCGCATGGGTACCAAGGATGAGAACGTCCAAGAGATTCGCAAGGGTGCCCACTACATGCAGAAGCTGGCCGAGGTGCTGCAAGAGCGCGACGACGAAGCGAAACATCGACTTGACGGGGAGTGCGGCGGTGCTTGAAAAAGATATTGAAAAGAAGGTCTGCGACTACGCCAAGTCCAAGAATGTGCTGGCGTACAAGTTCACCAGCCCCGCCCGTGCCGCTGTGCCTGATCGTCTATTCATCGGACCCGATGGGCGCATGTGGTTCTGCGAGTTCAAGCGCGAGGGTCAAGTGCCCACGCCAGCGCAGTACCGTGAGCACGACAGGCTTCGGCAGCAGATGGTCAACGTGTTCGTCATCGACAACGTGGCCGAGGGTAAGTTGATGGTTGACGTGATGGTGATGGGATGCTGACACCTGACTTGCTTCACGACTACCAGAAGAAGGCGGTCAACTTCCAATGCACCCATGCCAACTCGATGCTGTGGCTGGACATGGGCTTGGGAAAGACCGTCATCACGCTGACCTCGCTGGCCCACTTGATCAACACCGGCTTCCTGCGCGGCGTGATCATCGTCGCCCCGATCCGAGTCATCCGGCTGGTGTGGCGTCAGGAAGCTGCGAAGTGGGAGCATACCAAGCACCTCAAGTTCAGCATGGTCGCGGGCACCAAGGACCAGCGCACCCGCGCTCTCCTGCGCCCTGCTGACGTGTACATGGTGAACTACGAGAATCTTGGCTGGCTTGCTGAAACCTTACAGACCTATTTCGTCAAGAAGGATCGCCCGATGCCGTTCAACGGAATCGTTTGGGACGAGATCAGCAAGATGAAGAACAGCAGCACGAACCGGGTCAAGGCGTTTCGCAAGATCGCGGACCAGTTCGACTGGACCACGGGCCTCACCGGCACCCCGGCCAGCAACGGCTACAAAGACCTGCATGGTCAGTTCCTCGTGGTGGACCGGGGTGAACGTCTGGGCACCAGCAAGACGGCCTTCCGCACCCGGTTCTACAAGAAGGTCGGGCCGTACAAGGAAGTGCCTTACGAGGACACCGAGGACACCATCAAAAAGTTGATCGGTGACATTACGCTGGAGATGTCGGCCGAGGACTACAACCCGCTGCCGGACCTGATCGTCAACAACATCGAGATCGAGATGCCCGACGATCTGCGGGCCAAGTACGACAGGCTGGAGAAAGAGTTCTTCATGGTGCTCGACAGCGGCAAGGAGGTCGAGGCGTTCAACCAAGCGGCCCTGACCAACAAGTGCTTGCAGTTCTCCAACGGTGCCATGTACCCGATTGCCGGGATGCCGCTGTGGGAGCCGGTGCATGACATGAAGCTGGACGCGCTGGAGGACATCATCGACGAGGCCCAAGGCTCACCGATCCTGTGCGCCTATGCCTACCGCAGCGATGCCGAGCGGATCATGACCCGGTTCAAAGACCTGCGCCCGATCAACCTGACCGAGTGCAAGAGCGAGGCCGCGCTGACCAACGCCATGCACCGCTGGAAGACTGGCGACTGCCAACTGATGATCGGCCACCCAGCGTCGATGGGTCACGGCATCGACGGCCTCCAGAAGAACGGCCACATCCTTGTGTGGTATGGCCTCAACTGGTCGCTGGATTTGTACGAGCAGTTCAACGCCCGGGTGCGCCGCCAAGGTCAAGGTGCCCCGGTCATGTGTCATCGAATTCTGATGCAGAGCACCCTCGACCAAGCACAAGCATTGGCCCTCGACGAGAAGGCCACAACCCAAGCTGGGCTGCGCAACGCAGTCAAGCAATACCGTCAATCCAAAGGAGTATGAACATGACAATCGAAGCCATTGAACTCTGGCACAAACGCGCCCGCCCTGAACCCACCGACAAAGACTTCAACGTGCAACTCGGATGTCACTTCGAGGAGATTCAGGAAATGGCGTCCACGCTCGAAGGCGTCGATGTCATCATGATCAAGCTACTCGATGAATTTGATTCGGTCACCTCGCAGATTGCAAGTCGATTGAAAAAAGGACTCAGTGCTGTCGAAATTATTGACCGCAAAGAATTCCTCGACGGGGTTGCCGATCAAGTTGTCACTGGTGTCGGTGCAGCGTACTGCGCGGGCATGCGTAGTGCTGCGGCCTGTGATCGAGTGAACACAAGCAACTGGTCCAAGTTTGACGAGAATGGTCAACCGATCCGTGACCAAAACGGCAAAATCGCCAAGGGTCCGAATTACCAGCCACCAGTGCTTGACGGCCTCTACTGAAAGTGTGATACACTTGTTGCACATCAACCAAGGAGTAACTGTAATGATCCGTGAGACTATCGACTGGCTGAAAAGTGTGTACGCAGTGCCCAGCGCCGAGGCAATCGCGCTGCGTGAGTTGGAGGAGTCCAAGCGCAAGCTGTTGGAGGCCCAGACAGCCCGCGAGTACGCCGATTCCATGTGCAAGTTCCGTGAGGCTCAGATCAAGCGCCTCACGACTTATCTGCACAACGCCACCTCGGAAGTGCAATCATGAACACATGGCCCTTCCCTCCCCCAGGCGGGCCTGTGCCGTGGACCGCACAGCAGGAACGCGAGTACCAGCGCCAGCAGCGTGAACAGCTACCGGAGGCACCGTGGGTACGCTGAACCGAGGACGCCGGGTCATCGACACCACTGCCGCCATTGTCGAGTTCGGCGAGATCACTGCGATGGAGTTGGCCGAGTATCTGGGCATCACCCGATATGACGCCCACGCCGTCCTGCGGCGCATGAACAAGCGCACCAAGGCCGGAATCAAACGCATCCATGTCGTGCGGTACATCGACGACCACGACGGTGCCCGCAAATACCCCCGGGCCGTCTATGCGATGGGTGACAAGCCCGACGCCAAGAAGCCCAAGGCTGACCAACTCAGGGTCAAGCGGGAATACTATGCACGGGTCAAGTCTCGCACGACCATGAACAGCGTGTTCAATCTCGGGATGCAGTGGAGAGCAGCATCATGAGCATGAAGTGTCCAGAATGCGGGGCTTGGACTTCGGTTAAAGAAACCCGCACCCGTAAGATTGAAAACATCGTGGTGCGCCGCTACGAGTGCGCCAACCTTCACCGGTTCACAACAGAGGAGATTGTCAGAGATGAACTGCTGCGACGAGTACGGCGAGTGCAATCAGGGCCGCGATTGCCCAGTAAGAGTTGCCAAGATCGGTCAGCGATACCCGAAGTATCCGCAACCGATGTTTGTGCCATACATCAACCGACAACTCAAGGCGCTGGCGAAGTGGATGCTCCTCGCACTTCTTGGGTGGCTGGTCTGGGTCCCGATTCTTTACTTGCTCTTGCGGGCGTAAAACAGGGTGCGGTCGCCAAATAGGTAGAACCCAACAGCACCGGCAAAATTGTCCACGGACTCGCTGTCGATGCTGTTGATCTTGAGATAGGCCCAAGTGCCCAGCACAATGACCCCAACAGCAGGGCGCATCAGGCGCACAGCAGCCTCGACCCAAGGGTACGAGGGGTTGGCACCCCCGGCATCGTTCATCGCCTTGAACATGTCCAGATCGAGTTGCCGCATCTTGACGTACTCGTCCACGTTCACCGGCTTGTAGGTGTCGGTCTGGATGAACCGCCCGATCAGGGATTTCCCTAAGTCAACGGCCAGCGGGCCAAGGGCGGCAAGAATGGTCAACGGGTCCATCACGGGTACTCCTTGCGAGGCAGTTGGAAATGCGGCCCATCGCGGAAAGTCTTCCAGTCGCCACCCCACTCGATTGGGACTTTGACCTGTTTGGCCGCTTCTTTCATGGCCGCAGCGATCTTGTTGTACAGCGGCCATGACCAGTCAACCTGATCGTCAACCCATGCTCCAAGATCAACAGCCTTGGCGAACCCGTCAGCACCCGGGATGTGCCGAGAGTTCATGGTCTGACTGGCCCCGGACTCCACCAGTGTGCGCTGGCGCTGGGGATCGCGGACACCTTCAAGTACGGTGAAGTCAACCGTGGTGATCTGGATGGCCCGCTCGACAACTTTCACAAGGTCCGGGTGGACCCCTTGAAGACGCATCTTTGAGCGGGGGCCGAGCTGGAACACGTCAGTTGCCTTTCCAGTGGCTGATGACGAACCCAACAAAACCTGACACTGCTGACGCCACGGTCATGCCGAACCACAGGCCACCTTTACCTTTGTTGGCAAGTTCCAAAAGCTGTTCAAGTTGGCGTTCCATCTTGTCCACCTTCTTGTCCATGTCCTGCACTTTTTGCCACAGAACACCGTATTTCACGGGGTCGATTTCAGCATTCTCGAACGCCATTCGTACTACCTCACAAATTCATTTTCGACATTACGCTCGGGGGCCAGCATGTTGACGCCAGCAGCAGTTGTGCCAGTCACTGTTGCGCGGGCTGGCGCACTCCATTTTGCCGGATCGCCGATCAGTTGTAAAACTTTATTACGCTCGGCAGCGGGCAGCGACTCCAGCAGGTTCGCAGCACCCTCGGGGGTCTTGAGTGCTTCGGTCAAGGTCGCCATCGTCTTCTGACCGATCTTGTTTTCCAAGATGTTCAGCGCCTTGTTGGTCGTTGCGGCCACGGCACTCAAATACGACGGTAGACGGAACTTGCTCATGTTCTGGAGCAGCAATTCCTTGAGCGCGGTCTGACCACCCTCGACTTGGGACTTGATGTTGGCATTGCGGATGACCTTGGACGCCTCGGACTGCAAGGTGCCCAGTGTGTCTTCAGCCAACTCGACGGCGATGTTGTACTTACCCGGGCCGAGCACCTTTTCCACGGCTTCTGGCGACTCGTTCTGCACAAGGCGCACAAAGGCGTTCTTGTCGGTCTTCCACAGCTTCAGGGCTTCACCTGTCAACTGCTTCTCGGCAATCTTTTGCGACAGCTTGGCGTGTTCCTTGAGGTAATCGCGGTAGCCTGCGCCACCCGCTGCCTCGATGGCGTCGTCAATCACCGGCTTGACCCGGCTCAGAACACCGGCTGCGAGGTTACGCTGGCTGGTGGCGTCCATGCCCGGGCGAAGCTGTTGGATCGCGGCATTGACGGAGTTCTTGCGAATGGCGTCAAGGGCGCGGGCGTCGATCACGCCACCGCTGCTGGTCCACTTGGCGATGTCGTCCCCGACATTGCGTAGGGCACCGAGCAGCACGTCGTTGCCAGCAAACTCGGGGTTGTTCGCCACAGCTTTGAGGCTGCGCACCAGCGGCTCACCTTCCAGCGGCTTGATGCCCACCGAGCGCAAAGCGCCAGCGGCATCCTGTGCAAACCGGGCACCTTGGCCCAGATCGAGGGAGGCTTGAGCGGCTTTGTTGGACCACTCGTTGAACGCCTTCTCGGCCAGTTCGCCACCGTAGGTGTACTTGGTCAGGCCGACTGGCAAATCGCGCTTAATCAGGTTCAGGCGGGCGCTGGCGTTTGCGATGTCACCCAGTTCCATGAGGCGGCGAACCTCTTGCACCTTGGCAGCAGCCTGCTCACCGAGTTCGGCAGACAGACCCTCCAGACGGGCGACTTCTTTGCCGAGGTTGGCTCGGTTGAGGGCAGTCTCGCGCATGGGGCTGGTGATGCTGCGGGCAGCTTCTTTGGCACCCTCTGTCGTAGCCCGAGCCTCGGCAGCAGTGGTGCCACCGGCCAGCTTCGACAGGGCATTGAGCGACACGTCGCCTTGGGACTTTTCCAGCGCGGCCAGAAAGCGCGGATCGCGGGCCGTGGCGCGGTCAATCAGCGCCTGCCATGTCGGGCTGTTGATGTCGGCGGTAGCCTGCGCTGCGCTCATGCCCTTACCTTGCGACGCTTTGAGTGCGTTGAGCACTTCAGGCAGGTCTGGACCAAGGGCGTTGCGGGCAATGTCCGCAGCTTTGTTCTGGGGAATCTGGCGCAAATCTGCCAGCTTGCCCAGACCCTTTTGGATCAGCGGGCCAGCGACACGACCACCGGCTTCAAAGGTGGCACCTTCAAGCACGTTGCGCACCGGCTCGACGACCTGTGCCGCGCCTTGGCGAGGAGCCTTGCCGCCGAGATACACGTCAGCCAATTCGAGGGCTTCTTTGGCGATGCCGTAACCCAAACCAGCGCCGCCCACGGCACCGGTGGCCGTGCCCACAGGACCAAAGGTGGTACCTGCGGCACCGCCGATCAGACCACCTGCGCCAGCACCCAGCGCCTCAACTGTCGGAGCGACATAAGGGCGAACGGCCTGATAGACGCGCTGAGTCGTGGTCAGGTCTTGACGAGCACCGGGAATACCCTCGGGTGCAGCGGTGCGCGGGCGCAGCGACTCAGGCAGTTGCGGAGCAGCAGGTTGATTGAGCGCGGGCAACTGGGCTTGGATCATCGACTGTGCTTGCTCGGGACTGGTGCCTTCAGGCACCTCGAACCGAGCCACGCGACCATCGGGTAGCTGGAAGCGGGCGATAGGCATTATTCAAACCCCAAGAACTTGACACCACCGGCTGCGGGCGCAGCGGGAGCGGCGGGTGCTGCACCACCAGCGCGGGCAGCGCGAGATTGGGCGTTTGCCACACCCTTGCGGATCACGTCTTGCAAGTCGAGGGCTGCGCGGATGAACTCTTTCTCGTCGGTCGAGGTGGACATCCGGTTGATGGCGTCCGTACCCTTTTGACCCTCTTTTTCCGTGATGGCACCGCCACCCTTGAGCGATTCAAAGGCTTCGAGGAACGAGGCACCTTTGATCTGGTCAAAACGAGACATGAAGCCAGCAGCGTCCGTGCCCGGGACAAACCGAGCGCCCGGGAGCCAAGTGGCACCCACGGCGTTCTCGAACCCCGGGTGGGGCTTGGAGCCTTCGATCAAGCGACCCTTGGAGTCGCGCTTGCCGATCAACTCGTCGATCAGGCGCACACCTTCTTCGGCACGACCGATGATCTTCGGCAGCGCCTGCACTGCGGCCACATCACCCTTGGCGATGGCTTCACCGGTGGCGCGGGCGGCACCCATGCGCTGCTGGAACGCAGGATCAGCTTCCCGACGTGCGTTTTCCTCCAGCACTGCGACACGACGACCTTCAAGGCCGATGCGCAGCCCCTCGTTGCGGATGCGCTCGGCTTCGCCCGGAGCCATCGTTTTCTGCTGGGTGCCGATAGTCTTGAGTTCACCAGTGAGCGGCTGGAATGTGCGCGACACAACCTGACCGCCCACGTCGGTGGTGGACAGTTGTGGCTTGTTCAGTTCCATAAACTTCTCGGTACCCAGCTTCGACTCGTTGATCAGTCGGGCAAGGCCACCGGGAGTCTGGATCAGTTGTGCGATGCGACCACGAGACTGGTCAGCAGTTACACCACGAGCAGCCAGCGCAGGCCCGATGATCGGGTCTTTGTGGTTGGCCTCGTGCCATGCGATATACGCTTCGGCAGCGCCGGGAGCATTCGGGTCCAGCGTTTCAAGGAAACCACGGGACCGCTTGAGCGCGGCGTCCAGCACTTCACCCTCGGTCTTGGCTTGCGTCAGGCGCTGAGTCTTGACCTCACCCAGTTTCTTCTCGATGTCGGGCAGCTTGGAGCCGTAGCCACCCGAGGCCAGCGAGGTGCGCAGACGATTGATGTCCACGTCGCCGGTCTGAGGGTTGTAGGCTTCCGCATAGGCGCGGTTGAGTGCGTTGGTAGCCTCTTGCTCACGTTGGGCCTGCTGCATCTGCAACTGGGCCAGTTGATTCTGCTGCTGGGCACCTTGGATCGCCATGACGCGACCGTACTGCTGCAATGGGTCTTGGAGTTCGATGCCTTTGACACCGAGGGCGATTGCGGGATTGATAGGCATATAGACTCCTTACCCGATGTTGGCCGTGTAGGGCACTTCATAGGACGGGTACGTTGGGGTCGATGCAGGCGCAGTCGGGCTGCGCAGCGCATTGAGCATGTTCTGACCCTGCGAGTAGTTCAGATAGGTACCCAAACCTTGCGTGAGAGCGTTGGCACCACCGACGTAACCCGAGGCGCGGGCAGCAGCACCACTCATTTGAGTTTCACCGATGTTGGCGGCAGTGCGCATACCAGCCTCACCGATCTGCTGTGCCGTTGTCTGACCAACACCTGCGAGGGATTGCAGCGGGCCGAGTCGAGCGGCGCGTTCGGCTTGGTATCGGTTGAATGCGTTTTGGTATTCCTGAGAACCAAGGTCTTGACCGAATCGCTGGATACCCTTGAGCGTGGCACCTGAGAGCAGGCCACCACGGGCCGCAGCCGACCGTTCCAGCGCCTTCATGCCTTCGGACATGCGGAACCCGTAACCCGGATCGGCCTGAAACTGGTTCATACCGAAAGTCTGGTAGTCGGTCAACGGGATGAGCTTGTTGAGAGCCTGCTCTCCAGCCTTGCGCCACGGCTCTTGCAGTTCGACCTGCCGCTCGAACATGCGCTCCTGCGCCTCGGAGGCGCGATCAGCGGCAGCAGCCTGAGTTCCGGCTGCGCTTCGGGACGCACTCGCCCCAATAAGAGAACTGCCGACAACGGCACCAGCAACCCAAAAAGTCATGGCTGCACCTCGATTTCTTTGTGTTTGACCTGATTACCGAGACTGTACATCGAATCGGGGTCAGCCTCAACCAATTCGGCTTCGGCTTCCTCGACAGTTGTCGCCTCGATGGCGTGAAATGTCATGCAAAGCGTGTCGGTTACTGCATACACCGCCCGCTTTGTCCCGGGTTTGCTTTGAAACAAGTGAGGCCCGGTAACCTCTTGTGCATTTCCCTCACCGTCCGTGATCTGTACGGTTCCAGACACAATAAGGTAAAAGTGTTCTTTCTTGTGGACTGCGCCAACCACCAACACCCCGGCATGACGAAACACCTCACGACAGTACATGCCGCCGTGGAAATAGTGTTTTGTCTCGGGTTCGTATTGCGGCAGTTTCTGAAGTTCTTGCTGCAATGCGTCAACCTTTTGCCGCATCATCTGCGGCACGGCAACTCCGAACCCTTGACCGTAGGTGACAGTCATGTTCACTGGGTCACCTCACGGCCACTGACGCGCATGTTGATGGCGCTGGCGGTCCCGGCAATCGTTGAAATGAAATCGCCAGGGTTGAGCACCTGACCCACCAGTTCGGGGAACGTGTAGACCTCGGACGGCTGGAGCGTCTTGGTCTTGGTGATCAGGTTCGTGTTACCAGCAGAACCAGCAGTGGTCACGAGGTTGACCG